TAATATCACCTGCTAAGTTTATCATAGCATATCTACTTCTCAAAGTCAAATATTTTTAGAGTTTGGGAAATAGAAATGGTGAAAGCATTATAATCACTTGATTGTAAGAAATAAAAAAATTAGCTTCCAATTTGGAAGCCAATTTATATAATTAATTATTAATCAATATAGGTAACACTATCGACAAAACCATCACAACACAAAGTATCATTGCGAATGTTCTTGCGAGTGACTTACTCTTTCTCCATTTGCGTTTCAATTTACTCATACTCTCCTCTTCCTCTGTTTTATTCTAGTCTTTCTTTTATCACAGAAAATATTATACTATGTTTATAAAATTTGTCAAGGCTTTTTACAAAATATTTTCGCAAAGCTAATAATTTTTACAAATAAACAAGTTTTATTAATTTCATGTAATTATAGTCGACGATGACGTTGTAGTAGCCTGCTAGGTACTCGTTTGTCGCGTCGTCACCAGTATCTGCAAGCAAATTGCCACCGGCTATGTTATTGATCTTCGACTGTGTCGCAATGACTATAATATTTTCCTTGCCAACTTCTCTTATGACTCTCGAAGAAAACTGTTGATTGCCGCGGCCAAAGATGTAGCCTTGTCCGCCAATGATAGTAACGATAATCTTTCTCTTCGGATACTTCATAAGTGCTTCATAGATGTCCTTTTCGCTCGCATCTTTTTTGATGAGCTCCTTATTATATACAAGGTCGACGCCAAGTAGTGAATTTTCAAGGCCTATTAGGTTCATAACAGGGCGTATGCTTGAGCCACTTCCGACTATATATAAGGTGTCGTCCTTCATCTCATCAACGACATATTGAGCGATGGACTCAAGATCTGCGTTCTCTGATGCACTTTGAGGGCTCTTACCTACTTGCATCATCCTTCCCTTGTTAACTACATTTAGCGCGCCATATAGTTTCACGTTCAAAACTTCGTTTCTGAACGCTTCCTCATCTATATCCATGACTTCTGACTCGATTATCTCGTAGGATTCATCTAATAAAAAGGCTCTGATGACTTCTGAAGCGGACTTTGGTGAAACGCCAAAGACCGAGCTATGCATCTTAGTGCCTGCAGGTATCCCGATCACAGGTTTTCTAAGGCCCACAGCGTCGTAAACGTCACGAGCTGTGCCGTCGCCCCCTGCAAATACAATCAGGTCGACGTCCTTCTTAAGTATCTCTTTCAAAGCCTTTTTCGTATCTTCCGCCGTAGTACTAGCCTCTGTCTCGTAAACGACCTCGTAGTTCAGTCCAAGCTTTTTCATCTCGTCCTCGCCGAGCCTGTGATTAGCTGTATAAACCTTGAACTCGTCCTTTATATCAATGAGGTGACTAAAAGCCTCTTCGCACCTCAAATGCGCCTTTTCACTCGCGCCACGCTTTATCGCTTCTTCGTATATAGCCTCGCCGTCCGAGCCTTTTAGGGCAACCGAGCCACCGACGCCAGCCTTTGGATTAACAATTAAACCTATCGTCTTCACTGTAAACCACCTTTCCGTCCTTTATTGTGTACTTCACCTTTCCCTTTAACTTTTCACCTAAGAATGGCGAATTTTGAGACTTAGATGAAGATTTTTCATATATATACTCTTCCTTAATGTCAAAAATAACTAAATCAGCCATCGAACCGACCTTTATCACGCCCTCTTCAAGACCATAAAGTCTTGCGGGATTGACAGTTAGCATCTTTATAATTTTTACGAGATCAATACCATGCTTATGGTGAAGCTCATCTATTGCAAGTGGCAGAGCTGTTTCAAGACCAATGATGCCGCTCGGAGCGCTGAAGAAATCCTTTGCCTTTTCCTCAGCCGCATGAGGCGCATGATCAGTCGCGATTATGTCAATGGTGCCGTCCTTGATAGCTGTGATGATTGCCTCTCTATCAGCAGCCGTCCTTAGCGGCGGATTCATCTTTGCTAATGTTCCGTGCTTTTCAGCAGCTTTCTCTGTTAATGTAAAGTGATGAGGTGTGACCTCTGCAAATATTTTATCTGTGTATTTTTTATAATTTCTGATAATTTCAAGTGCATCCGCAGATGAAATGTGTTGGAAGTTTAATTTTGAATCCGCTTTTACTGCTAGATACGCATCGCGCGCCACCATAACAGCCTCGGCAATGGCTGGAGCTGTTTCGTTTTTGCCCGCCTTTTTAATAAAGAATGGATCTTCCTCATGTAAACTAATCGGTGCATCATATTTTTTCGCTTCGATTAGAGCGTCGTACAATAATTTCGCCTTCATTATAGGCTTGCCGTCATCAGTGAATCCGATTGCACCAGCCTTATGAAGCGCATCCATATCTACTAGCTCTTCGCCAAGCATGCCCTTAGTCACGGTCGCATTTTGATAAATGGATATACCCAAATTTTTTGATCTAGCTAATATATCTTCAAGCGTTTCAGTATTGTCAACGACTGGCTTGGTGTTTGCCATAAGAAGCACAGCTGTGTAGCCGCCTCTCTTAGCTGCGGCTGCTCCCGTAGTCAAATCTTCTTTGTAAGTTTGGCCGGGGTCCCTAAAGTGCACGTGCGTATCTATTAGTCCGTGTGAGATATAAAGGCCATCGCCATCGATCACGCATGTGTCATCTTTTTCAATACACTCTTCAATGGCACTCACTATGCCATCTTCAATGAGCATATCGACTCGTCTTATGCCACCCACAATTGTATCAATAAAATTAATATTTTTAATTAACATAAAAAACCTCCATCAGCATTTTAATATTTATACCCAAAAGGGATGAATTTTGCGCGCCTTTATGTTATAGACTAAAATGTATATACAAAAAAAATAAAACCTTGCAAAATACACATTCTTAAAAAAATATTATAAGACGTTTAACGTTTAAAATCAACTAAAATTTGCTTAACTAGTAACAAACTAGTAACAAACTTACTAAGAAGAGAGGATATCAATAACCTCTCTTCTTCTTTCTCTTTGAATACTTAAATCCAGTAGTTTCTTAGTGTTCTACACTCTTATAGCAAATTTTGTGTACTACGCATAGTAATTAATGCGTAGTCCGTGTTGATTTACTTATTTTCAGTTGGTCTTTTATTATCTTCTTTTACCCCACTTCTCCTCAGCAAACTCTTTTTCAATTAACCAAGTGTTACCTACTTTGAATTTTTTATCATCTGGTATAACTTGACCACGTGCAATATATGATCTAATTGTATCAGGATGCAGCCCATACTTTTTAGCTAAATCATTGATGGTAATAAAATTGTTTAAATCCATAACGTACCTCCTAAATAAAAATTTTGTGGGAGAATAGCGAAACTCCCACTTTTTTATGCTATTTTTTTAGTTGGTCTTTTAAGACCTTGATGTGATAAGTTTGAATAGCTGACGTAATTAATTGTATAGCAATAATTACGTATAATAAAGTATCTTGCATTTTTCTCATGGACGTGATATAATAAATTCAATCCCCATATAGGGGGAGGGGCTTTTTTATTTGCCCCCGTTTTTGATAGTGGTTATTAGCTTAACAATTTCAGTAACAAGCTTTGTAATTGTTGTGGCTAATACCACTATTTTTATTATATCGTCCATTTCCTCACCTCCTGAATATATTATACCATTAAATACTTGTAATGTCAAGTACTTTTTTAACATTTTTATACTTTTTTACAAAAAAATAAAGGCTATACCACTCGATATAGCCCTTAATATGAATAATAAGACATTGTCGCCTTTTTTCACGACGAATATATTATAGCATACTCTTTAAAAAATTGCAAGAAAAAAAGAGGGCTTTTACACCCTCTCAATTATTCAGTCTTATCTTCTATTCTGTTTTCTTCCCTCGCTGCATCAACTATAGTCTCACTTAGCATATACATAGCCATAGATCCAACTGCACCAACAAGTGCTACAACCTTTTCTGTTGTACCTTGATCGCAATTAGTAAAAGCTATAATACTTACTACTAAGCCTGTAACTGCTGCCCAAAACTTTCTACTAGATAGCTTTTGCGCCCAATTAATTTTCTTCATTTTGCACCTCTCTTTTAATTAAATCATACATACGCTTAAGCAAGCTTACTACTTGCTCTCTCGTACATTGTCCTTGTGGATTTGAGCCATCTGTGATGTGATTATCGACTGCCCAATTCCAGTCTTTCTCTGCCCATTTGCTTGGCATATTTGTCAACTCCTTTTTAAATCTCCACCACTGAGACCAGTTATTAGCTTGCCATGACCTAGGACAAGGCTTACCTGTAGCATCAAAGTGACGGACAACCTCTGCGTGATATTTTTGCATCAAGTATCGTGTGAGCCATAGCAAGTTATCATATGCCTTAGCTTTGTCAATACCCTCATTGATGCATAGCTCAACACTTACACTGTTATAGTTTGTCACATCGTCACGTGTTGCATTTTTCCTTGCCCACTTATCGCCAACAGACCAAGCTACTACGCTGTCGTCAATAGTTTGTAATATCTCGTGGTCGTCCACATAGTAGTGAGCTGAGCCATAGCGTGTTGCTGTTTGTAAATACTTGTAGTGAGCAAGTGCATCTGCACCTTTGCCTTGATTTGCTGTGTCGTGTATGACAATAAACTTAATCTCAGATAGAGGACGTTTGCCCCCTAGCTGTAGTCTGTTGTTGATTATTTTTCTAGTGATTTTCAAGCTCTATCACCCAGCTTATCAATCTTATTCTCGATCCTTACAAGTGTGTCGTGAAACTGCTTCATGTCCACGTTATTTTGCAGCTCTTTGACGTCATCTTTTATTTCCTGTAATGTTTTGTTCATATCATCATGCCTAAGCTTTGCATCTTGTATTGCTAACGTGTTATTGGCAATGACCGTTATCATCTTAGGGTTATAATAAAGATACATTGCAGCAATGACCATCAAAATTCCTACATTGCCAATGGTTTTTATTATTTCTGCTAGTTCCATATATCATGTCCTTTCTTTTACATAATTTCTTCATCAAGTTTATTGAAACCTACCCAAATGTCACAATCTTTCTCAATAGTAATACCTTTTTCAATGTCTGGAATGTTACTAAAAAATTTATAAGCTCTGCTCCTTTTAATATAAGTAACTTTAACTTGATTTCCCATTCCTATTTCACAACTAAAATTTGCAGGGGTTGCATAAGTCTTATTCTTAAATCCAGTACTCATTATTGTAATTGTGCCTATATCCTTAGGAATGGAAATTTTAAAATTAACCGTACACGTAGTTGATAATATTTTTTTAGCAAATACTATTTTACCTTGCGAATAAACGAGCTTAACATTTTTGTCAGCATTTTTAATTCTACCGATTTCTTTACTTACATTCAATTTATCACCACCTTTATATTAGTGTTTATCAGCATTTCAGCATCTCCTTTATAATGTTTCAAATTTTTCTATTCTTAAATTTGTTAATTAGCTTGATTTAAATAATAGTTTATTTTAACTATTATAGTTAATTTATCTCCGTTTTTAAATTTTGTAAAAGGTATGATTCGGTTTTCATATATATAAATATCGTCCAAGTCATGATTATCATCAGAGCGATAGCTGTCAATTGTCAGACCATTAGATGATTTAATATACATCGTCATATAGTGAACCCTTCTATATATTACATCGCCTTCGTGCTCTAGTTTTGTTCCCGGTACATAGCCTGATATTAGCACTTTTAAATCCTCGTCATTAGCTAATTTAAAAGAGTAAGTACCAGTCCTATACGCTTTATTTTTTATTATCAAATTTAGATTAGCATCAACTTCAACCTCGATAGTTATATTTTTTCCACTACTCCATACCGTCTTATCCATATACTTTACTTCACTAACGTTGTACCCCCCCCCCAAGAATATTTTTAATATTTTTTCCTATAAGCATAACGTCCTCCTATTCCTTTATAAAATATAGAGTGTCTTCTCTATTTTTTTCAGTGCTGGACAACGCAGCATATTCAACCGGTGTGAGTATTATGCAGCGTTTAAAGTCAACTATTTCTGTTTTATCCGCTTTTTTACTAAGCTCTTCTTTAACTTTACTTACTACAGCATCAATTCTTGCATCGTTTGCCGCTGCACGTGAGAATGCTTTTTTAGCACTGTCAAGAGCGTCATTAGCTTTTGCATCTACTTGATTGATGTGGTCCTCATTAATCGATGACTTTTCTAGTGCTGTATCAACCTTTGCCAATGCTTCATTTGTAACACCTGTAAACTTTTCATCTGTTACATACTTACTTAAATCAATACCATTAAGCTTAGCCTTATCTTCATTGGTGTAGTCATTAGTAGATAGACCTTTACCCTCTACCTTGTCGACTTTGCTTTTATCCACATCTGAGATTTTTTCATTCATCTCATGTTCATAAAGAGCTAAACCATCTGAAAGCGCTTTCGAACTCGGCACAGTATCGCTTGAATCGGTAGTAAACTTATCAACTACCTGTAATTTATTAACCTTTTTATCAAATTCACCTTCTATATTTTCCCATATATCATATCGCATCCGCTCAACTTCAGCCGTCTTTGCATATCCACTCAAATCAACCTCAGTACTACCAATTAACTCAAAAGCGTTATTTATCCAAAGATACTCAAGATACACATTATTGTCTTTGCCCTTGCTGTCCTTTACAAGATATATAACATCATCTTGTCCAGTACTTGGCAAAGTGTCTACTACTTCTTTCTTAAGCGTTTTAATCTTTGACAATGCTTCCTGCATTTTTAAATCTGTAATATAGTTTGAGTCATTCGCAAGCTGTGAGACTTTTGTTATTTTTGTTAAGTCGTCTAGCTTTGCTTTGTCGGCGTTTGTAAAGTCGTTTGATGTAAGAGTCTTGCCAGTTACTTTATCAACTTTGCTATCAAGTTGATTTGCTAAGTCTGCTGACTTAGTGTAGTTTGCTAACTCTGTTGTTAAGCTGCCTGTAGTGACATAGTCTTTAAGCGCTTCTTGTAATTTTGGATCTGTGACATACTTATCAAGATTGCCGCTTGCTATTATGTCTTTTAAATTTTGCTCTGTAGTGCCTGATTGACTAAGTAGCGCTTGTAATTGTGCTATGGTCTTCTTCGCAGCATCATCTGTGCTTGTAGCTGTGCTTGTAGTTGATATAAGCTCTGTGTTCTTTGCGTCGGCTGTTGCTGTGCTTGTATCTATATTTGATTTTGCTGTGTTTGCTTTTCCTGTACTCTCATCAAGTTGGATTTTAGCGTCTTTAGCATCTTTAATTCTTTGGTCTAAATTAAGCTTATTTGTTTCGCTTGCTGCGTTGACTTCTTGGCCTGTCTTAATTGATTTGTCAAGCGCTGTCTTTGTGCTATCAGCTTGCACTTTGCTTGCATCTAAGTTTGACTTAGTTTTCTCGGCTTTGCCTATGCTCTCATCGAGTGCGGCTTTGTTTGTGGTCGCTGTACTGTTTGAGCTGTCAAGTGCTGTTTTAGTGTTATCGGCTTGTGTTTTGCTTGCATCTAAGTCGCTTTTACTTTTGTTCGCTGTGTTTATACTTTTATCAAGATTAGTTTTACTTGTGCCAGCTGTGGCTATCTTGTCTGCTAGTCCTTTGTCTGCTGCGTTTATACTCGAGACAATTCCTTGACCTGTCTTGATAGACTGACCTAATGACTTGTTTACTTCTAAACCTTGTGCAATTTTATCTTGCAAGCTAGTCTGTGTCGCTTTTGCTGTGCTTGTAGCTGATTGTAAACTTGCGCTTGTCTTATTGCCTGTCGCTATGTTTGTCTTTAAACTCTCATCTGTTGACTTGGCATCTGTGAGTGTTGCTTCGAGATTTGCTAGCCTAGTCTTTAAGTCTTCAAGATTGTGTAATAGTGCTTTAAGCTTTTCTATGTCTACATCTTTTGCTTTAAGCTTTTCTATTTCTGCGTTGACGCCAGATAGATATGTTTTGATCTCGGCTATATTTTTATTTGATAAATCTAAGCCAGCAAGCAATTCTTTTTGGCTGTTGTCAAGTGCTGTTTTGACTGTGTCAAATTGTGCTTTGATCTCGGCGACTTTTTCTGGCACGCCTTGCAATTCTTTTTCTAGTGCCTCTGCTTTTTTGACTGCCTCATCAAGTGCTCTATATTGAGATGTTGACTTTATAGTCTCATCGTTTAAGTTATTTGGCCTGACTAAAAATTTAAAACTTTGAGACGCTGTTAAGACATCTGCTGCGTTTAATATTCTTAGCTCAGCTAGTACGTAGCCTGCGCAAGTAAGTACTTGCTCTGATAAGCTCCATAGAGCGTGTGTGATATTGTTTTTAGCCTCATCTACTACTACTGTTCCGTCTGCTTTCTTAGCTGCTACCTCTAATTTGTCTTTCTCGTCAATCATTATCTTTTTGCCATCATTAAATAGTTCTATTTCAAATGATGACGTGTTTTTGTCATTTTGTACTAACGTCTCGACGTTAGTGACTAAGTTCTTTTTTAGATCGAGAGCTATTCGATATACTTTGCCGTCCATTGTTTATCACTCCTTTTTTTATGATATGAGGCCATATTTTCTTAGCGCATATAGCAAGCTATTTATTGTTGTAGTTACTGATTTTATATCTGGACTGCTTGGAAGACTGTATACTTGTTCTTTTCTGCTTGGTGAATAGCCGAAAAATCCTATTCCAGAGCTGCTAGTCTTAAAGTTTGAGCAGTTTATATAATTTGCACTCATTGCGCTGCAGCTTACTGTTCCGCTTGCTGTAATATTGCTTGCTGTTATTCCGCCACCCTTGACGTTGCCTGTCAATGTACCTCTTACATTCCCTGTAACGTCGCCAGTCACATTTCCGCGTACGTTACCTGTTAAGCTTCCTCTTACGTTTCCTGTCACGTTGCCTGTGACATCTCCGTTAATGTTACTTGCACTCACGTTACCGCTTATTTCTGCGCTGCTAGCTTTTAATTTTCCTTTGACATTAAAGTCGCTGTCTACGCCATCAAGTTTTTGTGGCGCTGTCTCAAATAGTATGACGCCTTCTATGATATATGACTCTGCAAAGGCTCTCATATATACTCTGTCGCCTTTTGTTGGTATACAGTGTTTCATGAAAGGGTATTCTTTTTCGCTATCTTTATCTTCGCCATCAAAGCGTACTTTTGCTGCTCCAGACTCAAAGAAATCTACTACAGTCGCTAATCTGTCTGTAGTGGCCGTCTCTTTCTTTTCTTCTTTTTTATCCGACATTCATAATCACCTTCCTTGCGCGATGTTTCATTATTCCGCCGACTTCAAGTGGTATTTCCCAAGAAGTCTCGATGTATTTGTCTGATATATCAAGTGCTTTATCTTCTATATATATACAGTTTGCATAGCCGTGAATTGGATTGATGATAGTTTCAAATTCAATCTTTCTATATATGCTTAGTGCGTTAGTGGCTAGTCTTTTAGTATATTGATTGAGAGCGGCTTGATCTGCTATATCTGATATTTCTCTATAGTCTACTATCTTGCGTCCTCGAGATGGGATTGATGTCTTGTCGGCAGCATTGTTGTTTTCATATATCGACTTTAGACTTTCGTTTTCTCCATTTGAGGCTACCACTACCCATACATTCGGCACGTTGAATAAATCTAACTCATCTGTAGAGCTGTCTCTTATCTTCATATCAAAATTATTTTCAATGTATTTGATCTCGATGTTTCTCATGTTCGGCATAATGTATCTTTTAGCTCTTATTAAGCCTGTCTTGTCACTATATAGAGCTGTGTAGTTTATCTCTTGTAATAGTTGATTACATATAGTCAGTTTTGATGTTCCTATTTCAAATTCTCTATCTCTTTTAAGTGTGAGCTCTGTTGGCTCAATCGTGCATCTGTATATTCCTGCTGAGTTTATGATTTGTTTAATTATAGTCTCATACTTAGTGCCTTTTTTAAACATTATTCTGTCTGTGACTTTGTCTTCTTTTAATATCTGTAATACGTCGTACGCTTCTATGTCTCTATATATTCTGCCATTGCTTAATCTCCTCGTTGGCGATGGCATTAAATAAACGCCCATCTCAGTCTCTACTCCGTCTATGATCACTATAGGCTTGACTCTATTATTTAAAAAGTCTATATGTTTTGCTATGTTTTCTTTGATAGTAAAGCGCCCTGTTCTCTTTAATTCTGCTAAAGAATTAAGTGCAACGCTACCAGAAATGACGTCAATTTCTCCGATTTTCATATCATTTTGAGACAATAAGTCGTATCTAAAAGCTATTTTTCTGCTGTTTTTATTCATATTTATCACCGATTTTTGTAATCGTAAAGCTAACTAAATAGCCGAATATTGTTAATTCTGAGCTAATGTCAGAAATTGTTCCTTCAATTATAAATCCGTAGCTATCCCTGTAAATTAGCGTCTTTCGCTCTTGTAATAGCTTTTTAAGCTTTTTAATCTCATCTACTAGATAGTTGACTGTAAGTGTCTCTTTTTCTTTAATTCCGTATTCTGTAAAGTTATATTTTCTATTATTTAAAGCTATTTCCTTTGACTCTATTTCTAGAGATAAGTTTCGCTTAGGATCTGCGTCTAGGTTGTATTCAAGCAAGACAAAGTCTTCTGGATTGTCCATAGTCGCAAGTGTTGATTTTCCTAACAAGTTCGTAATTCCTTGTGCGTTGTCACTATCTATAAAGCTATAATCTTCAGTAGCGCGTACGTAGTATATAGAGTTTTTGCCATTTGTTCCTGTGTAGTCTCTGTATTCTCCATTTTTTAAGCTGCCGATATATACTCCATCTCTGTAGACTTCGCCATTATCAGATGATGACCTTATCAACACTCCGTATCTTATATCAAATATTTTTATCGTTGGATTTGTAATTTTGATATCTGGCTTAATCTCAAGTGTGTATGTTGCTGTTGGCGACTCAACTCCGTATTTTGTATATATTTTTAATCCTATTGTATATTTGCCATTATTGAGCCACTTTTTAATTCTATGCTCTTTTATTGCTGAACCTACAATGATGTCTGACTCGTATACAGACTTGCCCTCTTGCAGTACACTTAGAGTAAAAGCTTCTTGATTGACTGATTGCCATTTAATTAAAGGTTTGTTTTGGTTTGAAACTCTTATTATAGTTGGTATCGGTGGTATTCCTATAACTTGAAACTGTTCTATATCTGACCAGTTTGACCACTGATCATACTGATTTTTAACTCTGACTTGCCAGTATATTGCGTCGTTGAATGTTGATGTGATAAATGATAACTTGTATTGAGTCTGACTTCCTACAGTTGCTGTTTTCCACGAGCTTGCGCCTGCTTTGTATTTAATTTCAGCACTTGCTTGTTCTTCTGTAGTGTTCGTTATAAAGTCCCATTTAAGAGTTATATTTCCATCATTTTTGACATAATCTCCGACTGGATATGTTAAAATTGGTGCTTTTTGATCTACTGCACCAAGGGTAGCTTCTGCGTAAGTTGCTTCACTGTACTCGTATTGACCAGTGTCTCTGGATTTTTTAATGGCTTTTACGCTCCATTTTACTGTGCCTGTATCAGCTTTAATAGTGCTTGCTGGCATTGTATAAAATTTATCCTTCGTATATTTGTCAAATTTTACTTCATTACCATTGTTAACACTATAGGCAAAGCTATATCCATCTGGATCAATGCTTGAGTCCCACGAAAATCTATTTGCTATTTTAGGATTGATAGTTGTGTTAGATGGTGATAGCGATGTTGGTTTTTCAAGTGGCGCTATAAAGTAGTCGACTTTTAAACTTATGTTGAAGTTATAATTACCACCCTTATAGTTCCTGAAACTATTTAAGTTGTCCGCAATTGCAAAGTATATACGATACAGATTTCTACCAGCTTTGCATCCGAACACCGTTAATGTTTCCTTGTGATTTTGACTAAAGCTAAATGATTGAGTTCCTGTTTCATCGCTACCGTCGCCATTGTGTATTCTTACAAATATACTTTCTTCTTTGTAACTAGTCGCGCTAGTGGATTCTAATATTAGTTTTGCGACATCGTACATGTATGTTCGTTCTGGAAAGATACTGTAGTCAATATTACATTCTACATCAAATAAATAACCGATATATCTTGTATTTACTAAGTTATAGGCGTCAATATTTACATTATTACCACTTACTCTGACTGCTAAACATCTTGATGTGACCTTTACTGGAAACTCTTTATAAGGCATAATTTAATTCACCCCCTGCTCTCTTTGTTTGTTTTGCTCTCTTTACTGTTTCTACAAGCTTTCTAACATCTGAGACTTCGTCCATGTTAACATTTAAAATTATTGTATCTCCACCTATTGAGCCTTTAAATCCATCTTGTCCGAAAGGATTTTGATGTGCTGGTATGATGGCCTCGCCCTTGTGTATATATGCGAGTTGGTCGCTATCTACATAGTTTGTTCCTATTGCGTAAGTCTTGACTTTTGCATTTTTTAAGCCGTTTGTAGTTCCTTGTAGGTTTGTAGCCATAGCGCTTGTAGCGTTGCCTATGCTGGCCATAGTGTTCTGTACGTCTTTGCCTTTGCCTAATAATACTGCTAATAGGCCTATAAAAACTGATAATACAAGTACTGCGCCCATTATCTTTAAGTACGTAAAGCTAAATGCACCGCCCATGCCCGTCACGGCTGAACCTACTTTTGCGCCCTCTGTGACAGTCTTTGCTGCTAGTGTCGCTTTAAGAGTAGTGATCGCGCTAATTGCTGTTGCTATCTTACCTGCTATTATTAAAATCGGGCCTGCTACTGCTAATATTCCTAAAAATGTAACTATGGTCTTTCTTGTTCCAGCGTCTAGTTTTGATAAGCCTGTAAGTATTTTGTTTATAACTTCAATAACTGGCGTGATCATTGGTAGTAGCACTTCGCCAAATTTAAGTCCTAGCTCTGTAACAGTTTCTTTAAATTTCTTAGTTTGTGCGCCAGCTGAGTCAGCTTCTCTTGCTGTAGTTCCTAAAGCCATCTTTGTTTTATCCATAACAAAGTTGTATCTCAGCTGTACTTTCTCAGACTCTGACATTTCTCTAACTGTTTTGTTGATGCCATTTGCAAAGGCATATTGCTGTAAGTTTGCCTCTGTCATCGTTATACCAAATCTTCTAAGTGGCTGTACTGTTCCTGTGACTATTGAATTAAGAGCTGTAATAGTCTCATCTGTAGTAGTGTCGTAGAAGTTACTTAAATCGGCAACTCTTTCTGTAAGCGCTTTTGACCATTCAGCTGATTGTTGAATTGATATTCCTACGCCTTGAAATAAAGCGCCATAGTCGGCTGCTGTTCTTGTAGCAGTAAGCTTTGATATATTCATTGACTCAATTGCTGTGTCCGCCCACTGTTTCATGTCGTTGGCTGAGTTTTGGAAAACTACTTCAAGCTTTCCTTGTGCTTGTTCAAAGTCAGATGCCATTTGAAAGGCTTTTGTTCCTGCTGCTACTATTGGCACTGTTAAGCCGAGCGACATCTTCTTGCCTACATCTGTAGTCTTTTCTCCTAGCTCTTTCCATTTATCTGCTGTCAAGCCTAGTTTTGTTCTTTGCTTTTCAAGTTCTCCAGAGACTTTTGCTAGGTCTGCATTAAGCGCCTTTAGGTCTGCCTCTGTCATCTGTACTTTCTTAGAATAGTTTTCAATGGCTTTAGCGTTGTCAGTTGCCTTTGCTTGCTCTAACCTTTCTTTGTGAGTGGCTAACTCGGCATTCATGATTTTTATTCTTTCTTTTAAATAATCTTGTCTAATCGCTAGCTTATCTGTTGACTTGCCGTATGCGTCTGCTTGTGCTTGCGCTGCTTTGTATTCTTTGTTGAGTATGCCCATTTGAGCGCCGACTTTGCTAACGCCGTCTTTAATCTCATCATAATTAAATTCAAGTATAATCTTGCGCTTATAATTCTTCGCCACTTTTTATCACCTCATCTTTAAAAACTCTCTCATAGAGCCTACTTCTTTAGCTTGCTTGTCTACTGCTTGCTTATATTCTCCGAAGTACTTTTCAACGATATATAATGTCTTTCTCGTGCTTGCATTAAAAAATTCTTCTTCGCTGCGTCCTATTTTGATTACATATAAGTAGTACAAGTTCTCCCAGAAATTAGCGTCTATATAAGATTGACCTCTTTCAGTGCTTTCTTTTGTTCTGGCGTCAACATCTCCATAAATTTTTTTTTAGTTTCTTCATTGCTTGTTATGTTGAAATTGCTAAACATCAACTCACTTATGCTCATTACTAGGTCCATTCCACCTCTATATAAGATTGACTCTGCTTCTTCTAGTGTCACTTGTGGATGACATTGTTTCAAGGCGCAGTATAGTATCTTTGACATTCCTGGATATGGATTATCAAGATCTACTAGCTTTTCTATATCTAAAGCTTTCTTCTCGCCTTCTCCGAATTCTTGATTAAGTGTTACAAAGGCTAAGTTATTAAAAAGTGCTGTCATCTTTGTACCGTCTTGAAATTCAAGCTCTAAAGGCTGTTCGTCTAATATTTTAATCTTCATAATTACCTCCTATATTTTTAATTATTTATATGTAAATAAAAAGGCAGTCTATTGAGCTGCCTTAGTGATTGTATCTCCAGTTTGGACTTGTGAGAAAAAGTCTTTAGCTGTGATACCCTTATTTTTTTCGATTTCTGTATCTACGAAAGTGTAGTATCTGCCGACGCTATCATTTTCAAGTGCCATGATAGTGATCTCGTCTGTAGAGTAGTTGACATTGTCCTCTGTTTGTTGTGTTTCTTGCTCTACTGGCTCTGCTTGGCAGAATGGAAACCATATAAACTCTGAAAAGCCTTCTGTTTTCTCAACTTCCCAACCGATTGCAAAGTAGTTTGGTATGTCCTTGCTTGTAGCGTATTCAACTCCACCATCTGTAAGTGTAGTTCCCTCTAAGTAATTACGCCAGTCACTTGGCAAGTTGTTTAAGCTTAAAGTAAGTTCATATCCACTCTTTTTGACGTGATTCTTTCTAATCTTGCCATCGCCGTGTAGCTTTCCAGATGCTATATTAGTCTTTCTGGATATCTTTTCCATGCCGATTATATGCTCTGGCTTGCCGAATACTACTTGGCCATCTTCTTGCTTTGTTGCTTTGGCCATGTGTAGATTTTTGACGTTAATTCTGACTTCTGTATCATATACTTTATCTGTCATTTTTGACCCCCTTTTCTGTGAATTTGATTACTGTATGATAAAGCCTTTGACCGCTTATGTCTTCTGGCCTTTCATCAGCGTAGTTGAATATATATTTTTTTGTTGCTTCAATAGCTTTCCTTATTTCGTCTTTAGTCTCTAGCGCTGGACGTGTTGAGAATATGTCTACTTGTAAGTCTTTGCCTATATAGCGTCCATCGCCATCGCCTTTTAAGACGTAGCATTCGTTAAAGAAGTGAAAGGATATTCCTATTCCGTCTACTATTGGCGGCCTTACTTGGTAGCAAGAGTTTTTATTTATTTTTTTCAAAATATTTAATATAAAGTCTATCATCTTACACTTCCTTTTGATCAAGAGCGCTTAGTATTTTGTCGATAAAGTGCGTGGCATTCATTCTGTATGTTCCTTCGTCGACTATGTGCCACAATGTGCCTGTGAGCTTGCCTCCGCCGACAGTGACTCTGCCTTGCTTCTTGTTCTTTGAGACTTTGACGTCTTGGTGCATATGCTTGCCACGTCTTATTGGCAGCTTTCCCTCTCTTCTCAGTGCGAATAGCTCTTTCTCTGCTATGCTCTTTGCTAAGTCTCCATAGGCTTCGATTGTTTCAATCGCTTCGCCTTGTACGTCGCTTTCTACTTCTGATAGCCATACTTTGATGCTTTGTGACTCTTCTACTCTCATAGTATGTCCTCTCTGTATCTGTATATAGCTAGCTCGTCGTATAACCTTTCTTGGCTTAATGGCATTATAGATTCAATTTCCCAGTACTCGCCCTTATACTTGACGATGTCTGTTTCTGTGATTGCTTCGTTGTGCCTTATAATAAAAGCTAGATACTTCTTAGTGTTTTCTGTGCTTGACTCTCTTAATATTCTTGATCTCTTATAGTAGATTTCTGCTTTTAAATGCAAAGGATCCTTGAGTTCTTTATAATCAAGAATTGGCACGTCAGAGGCTTCTTTCTTGTAGACTTCAATATCTTCTGTCAAGGCTCTATTAAAATCTAGCGACTTAAGATTTTTGTTCATTCTCAAGCCACTTCACCCCCTCAATGAGTTGTAGTCTGACTAGCTCTTTCTCGAAGTTCTCTTCAAAGTATTCTGTCGAATTGTTGACGCTATATCTTACGTAGTCTCTTAAGATGGATCTAGCGAAGACATTCTCTTCAAAGTCGAGCTTATTGCCTACTAGTGCTTCAAGATATGCTATACCTGACCTTATATGACTAGTTAAGTCTGAGACTTCCGAACTGCCGTATGATAGCTCTTTATTAAATTCTTCGTTAAGCTTTTCTATACTCATCTTAAGTCCTTTCTTTTGCTACTTCGTAGAGCCTCTTGATTTTCTTGAGCTGTTTTTCTTTGGCTCTGGTTTTGCTTTTTCAACTGTTTCCATTTCTTCAACAGTTGGCTCTGTGGCTGCTTCTTCAACTTTTGGCTCTTCTTTGGCTTCTTCAACCCATTCGCCAGCTATAAGCTCTTGTGCACGTTCAAGAGGATATTCCACAATATCCTCTATCCTGTGTAATTCTTTTGTGTTTTTGTCAATAAATTCTTTTAAAACTTTGACTTTCATACTGTGCCTCCCTCTTTAAATTAAGCTACTGGTGTTTCTACTTCAAGCTCTACTTTTGTTGCTGATGGAGCTCCAGAAACATCAGCTACGAAAAAGGCGTTCATGTCTTTTGGTAAGCCATATCCTGTGAACTTAGCTATATCTAAGTACATGTCTTCGATAGCAAGAGTTTGATCATATCTCTCAATCTTTGTAGCTGTAGATACTGTTAGTAAGTAGTTTTTAGGATCTCCTACTATCATCTTATCTACTGGCACTGCGTAAGATTTGATTATTTCTTCGCCTGTCGCTAATCTGTCATGCACCCAAGTACCATTGTCTGTTTGATAAGCTAAGTTACCAAATAGTTTTGACCAGTAAGTTACTGGATTTACTATGATAGCCACGCCATTAGAGTCAAGCTTTGATTCTGCTAGTGCTGCTCTAAATCCAGCCATTGTAGTTGGCTTAAAGTCTGTAATAGCTGTAGCTTTCTTTTCTGCGTGTTTGCCATCTACTGCGCCTGTAAGTTTCATTGTCATTCCGATAGGCATGTTTTTGCCATCGCCATTGATAATTGCGTCTTCAAGTGATGCTGCCATAATTTCGTACATTGACTCTCTTACATACTCAGCTAACCATTCTGGACCTAGATCCATCATTCCTTTGCAAGTAGCGATAAAGCCTGATAGTTTTGAGTGCTTAAGGCTGATTACTTTTACATCGTCCATTATGATTTGCTTTATATCCGAGCAAATTGGGCCCCAGTAACCTTTTTTAGCTTTAGGATTTGACACTATAAACTCTAGTAATACTCCAGTGTCCTTTACGTCAATTTTTGATAGTAGAGGATGCTCTGTCTTTAATCTTAGTAGTACTTCGTTAACTATAGTCTTTGGAAAAGCTTCTTCCACATGTTCAAAGCCTTTTCTTTCAACCACTGCGCTGAAATACTTTCTTTCTTCGGCTGTAAGTGGCTTTGCAAGGCCTCTTGCTTCTAGCGCTCTTTCGTCTCTTTCTGCTTCGTTTGTAGCGTTTGCTCTAGCTGTGATGTCAGCTTGCAATACGTCTATAAAGTCTTTAAAAGCGTTTTCTTGTCTTTTTGCGTCATCTGAACCCATTGATTCAACTAGTTCAGCTTTTACTGTTTCAAGATTTTTAATTTTTTCCATCTTCGATTCTCCTTTTTTAATTTTGATTTTCTTTGAATTTATTAAAAGCATTTGCAAAGGCTACAAGCCTAGCTCCTATGCTTTCTACGTCTTCTACCTTTTCAGCGCTTACGTCTGCCTCGGTATTTTCTGTCTCTGTCTCTTTCGGCTTTTCAAGTGAGATAATCTCATCAATAAAGCCGTATTCTTTTGCCTTTTCAGCATCTAGCCATTCCTCCTTGTCAAGCAATGTAAGTAGCTCTTCTTCGCTTCCTTTAAACCTCGCCATATAAGTTGGCATTAATGTAGTTCTGTCTAAATGCTCTAGATCATCTGCGACGGCTCTTAAGTCTTTGCAGTTGCCCCAGCCGAAAGTTGATGCTCTGTGTACTAAGTACTGTGTGTTAGCTGGCATGTATATTTTGTTTGCTGCCATTAGTATAAAAGTTGCTGCGCTTGCGCATACTCCGTCTATATATGCTGTGATAGTCTTTCCAGATTGTTTTAGCATATTGTGAATTACTATTCCAGCAAAGACCGAGCCACCAAGCGAGTTGATATGAACTTCTATCTCGTCACTTTTAATCTCATCGATAAGCGACTTGACTCTTCTAGGGTAGATGTAGTTCTCTTCTTCGTCTTCGTATAGCCAGCTGTTGTCGTCGATTACGCTGCCATAAAGATAGATCTTATTATCTTTGGCTTCGCATCTAAAATCAATTTTGTTTTTCGTTGTTCTCACCTCCGAGTTCGGTTAAGTTTAGAGTTATAAATCGCTTGTCTCCAAGTTCTTTATTAACTCTGCTTCTTCCTAATAATTTCAAGTTGTCGTTTAGAGTGTTAACTCCGTTTCTAGTCAAGACATCTATAGCGTTTGCTAGCTCTGTGATGTCATATTGTCTGATTGATGTTGTGTCAATCTCTATATAATCGCCTTGCATGTAGCCTGACTTCTTAAAGTATTTTCTGTTGATTTCTGTCTCTAGTACTTTAATTATTGGCTTTATGCATAGCGTCATATATAAGTTCCATAGCTTCTCATTATCTGCTACTGAGCCTTTTAAGAGCTGCGGCGGTATTCTAAAGCTTGTTGCCACAAAGTCGTATACATCGTCTATTAGGTTTCTTATGTCTCTACTGTCTGAGCTGTTTTTATATGTTGAGTTTGTTAAGTCGATGTATTTAAAGCCTTGCGAAAGCGGTATGATTGGTATAGTGCCTTCTTGCGTCCACGCCTTAAAACTGCCTTTAAGCAAGTTCTCTACTGTTTCTTTGCCTTTGCCTTGTGTATAGTTTGTTGGCACTTCCAGTATTCCTCTTACGCCATTATTCTTGTGATAAAGGCTCTGTGACGTGTTTATAAGTTTATTAAAGTCTTTATATACGAGATCTAAATTAAAGTTAGTATCGCTGGAATTAAGCCTAAAGCTAAAGACTTGATCTTCGTTAAAAGCTCCAGCCAGCTTATAGTTTTTAATGCTGATATCTTTGTATATGTTCGGCTTGAAAGCAAACTCTTTTACATCAAAGTTGTCGAACTTATATAGACCATCTGACTGTGTAAGAACTACTGCTCTTTTATTGAGAAGCATATCTTTTATGACGTCTTTCCATAGCTCTTTGGCTGATTGATTTCGATTTGCTTCAATGTTGAAAACGTAGTACTCATCGCTTTTATCTTCTACGTTGTCTTTATATACTCTAAACTCTGCTAGTGATATAGTATTGGCTATAAGGTTGATAGCGTCGGCTATAGCGATGTTTTTATAATAATTTGCATTATCTACGCATGAGCTGTCGTATACTTCGGTTGGTAAGTTTTTCTTTATTCCGAAAACCTTATGCGCCCAGTCGCTGACTACTCCAAATACGCCCATATTTCTCACTTCCTTTCATGCTATATTGATATAGGCATAAGCAAGTCGCCTGCCTTTGTATTGTCTTCTAGGCTATCTTCTGCCAGTGTATGTAGTAAGCAAAAGAAGCCATCTGTCTTTCTTCTCTTTGGTTCTAACTTGTAGAAAGTTTTATTGCCTTTCTTGTCCATCTTGACGCCCGTGTTCCAGATGTACCAGCGCATAAGCTTGTCATCTTCTAGCGTGATCTTATTTTCTATAAACATCTGCATAAGTGGCAATGCTATGATGTTATGTGTTATAGCTCCACTCCTAACCATGACTGTCGGCGGTAAACCTCGGCTCTCAAATTCTTCTTTGATGAGGTTGTATCTGTACATATCGCAGTGTATCTCTTTTATGAAGTATCTTTCACTCATTGACTCGAACCAGTCGGCAAGAGCAGATGCTGGTATGACTGCGCTCTCTGACTCTTTAATCAACGTGACTGTGCCTGCTTCTATGCACTCTTCTATGTTGATTCCATAGTCTGTAAGCCTTAGTGACTTCTCGTGTATAAAGCTGTGCTGAAAGAAATATGTCTGGCCATCTTGCTTAAATCTTAGGCCGACTGCTGCGAAGTCGTTTAAGTCTGCGTAGTCTATTCCGCCTATACATTCGCAGTTGTCTATATCTGGCCAAGGATTCTTACAAGCTCTCATAAGCTCGTCCCATGTGCAGATGCTGTCGTCTTTGCTTTCTATCGGTAAATTCATTCTTTTTGCTAAAAAGCCTATCTTAAGGCTCTCATTCTTAAGCATGTTTTTATATTGCTTTTTAATTTCAAGCTTTAGTGTTTCAGAATAGTGTATTCTTGGATTTGCTTTATCCCATAAAGTCTGATCTGCTACTTCGTCTTCATTATCCATCTTCATGATTATCGGCAAAGTTCCGTTAAAGTCGTCTTCTCCTATAAGTATTCTGCGTGCCTTTTCTTTGTAGTCATCGATGACTGCGTCTCTTACGTAGCCGTCTGTAGTAATCATTATTGCTCTAGGCCTTGCTACTTTACCTAGTCCGCCTGTAAATACCGTGATATTGTCGTAGCTCTCATACTGGTGCACTTCGTCGAAGATTACGCAACCTGGCCTGCCTCCGTCTTTTGTCTCTGGATTTGATGTGTAATATCTTAGTGTTGACCTCGTTTGTTTGAACTCTATTTCTGATTTGTTGTAATAATATAATCTTTTTTCTGGCGCTGATAAGCTATCGACCACATCATAGACTTCGTTAAAGCTTGTCTTTGCTTGTTTCTCGCTGTTTGCGACTATGTCGACATCGTACTTTTTAATGCCGTGATAGCTAGTGATGAAGAAGTTCGCAAGGCTTGATATAAAGCCATTCTTGCCCCAACCTCTTCCTGCCATTAAAAAAACATCGGGAAATACGAGTACTAACTCGCTTTCGTCGATGTTTTTGCTTTTCGGCTTATAGAAAAGTGACAAGATTAAAGCTGCGTAAAACTTCTGATCTGGCATAAGTTTAAAGAAATACTTTTCTGTGAGTTTTACGTAATCTTCTACAAAGTGAGGGATAAAGATTACGTCATTTCTTGCAAGTATTTTTTTTATAAACTTAATTAGCAGCTTCATTTCTTTGCAAGTATT